TGTCCATAAAAATTTACCTCTTCTCATGCTCTTCTTGTATTTTCTGGCATTCTGCCAAACAAATCGAAATAGATTCTCTCATAGTCATCCGGGTGTTCTTTCATAAATGCCAGGGCGTTTCTGCCTATTTCACGGATTGCGGAATTGCAAAGCAGCTCTGCTCGTATTTCACGCAAATCTTCTCCGCTCTGGCCAGAAACTCGTCTGCCTTCGGGGAAATGTTCCGAAGTGCCATGGCATCGCACAGCTGGGTCTTGGAGATGATGAAGCCCTCTTGCCGAAGCTGCTGAATCAGCCAATTGTTCCGAAGATTGTAGGTGTTCAGCGTTTCCCGGATGTGCTTCGCCAGTTTCTCCCGCTCTCCGTAAGACTGCGGGAGTTTCAGTTTTTCCATTCATTTGTCCCTCCTCCTTGGTTAATAATCGTTTGTTTGTTTGATTGACTGCGGCGGAAAGGTTCGCTATAATGCCCATAGCCCGTTGCGGCAAATAAAGAGTGAGGAGGTACTTTATGTCCAACAAACTTTTGTTACCGCCAGTACCGAACCACGAAGGTGGCGTGATGCGTTAGGGCGAGTGGCAGAACCGAAACTGCCAAAGTGAAACGGTGCGTCAAGGACGCAGGTTTGGTCTGCTGTTGGAAGTAAAGAGGGATTCTGTGGGTTTCTCGCCGTCTAGCAGTACGGACTTCCAACGCAGCGCATTTCGGCAAATAAATTTGGGGGAAATTCACTCGTGACCAAACCACGGGTGAATTTTTCTTTCCGCCGCAGCCAATGCGTGAACATTTTTTCCACAAAAGTCTTGAAAATCTGAGTAGCGTATGGTATACTGAGCTTGCTGAAACAATATCCATTCGCTACTCTCCGGAGTTTGAATTTCCGAAATTCGGATTTCATACCCCGTGATTTTCTGTGCCCTTTTACTGGGAATCGGTGTTCATAGCGTTAGTATAATCTTATTTATCTTATTTGTCAATGAGAAAATCTTATTTATTTTACTTTCGGCAGTATGACTAAATCAAGGAGCTATTTTATTATGTTTTGGGACAAATATTTTGCATTATGTTCAAAAATTGGTAAATCCCCGAATGCGGTAGCAAAAGAAATCGGAATTTCAAGCGGGACATTGACCGGTTGGAAAAAGCATAACAAGGTTCCTCTCGATATGACAATTAAGAAAGTTGCCGACTACTTCGGCGTACCCGTCTCCTACTTCTCCGAGGAAGCCCCGGAAACAGAAAAAGCCCCGATGCCTAATGACATCGGGGAGGAAAATATTCTACGGATGTACCGTTCTTTATCTACAGCGGAAAAGGGGGCATGGTATGCTTACGCCCTTTCCCTGAAAGAAAAGCAGAAAGAAGGAAAATAATTATGAAATTGGATTATGATGGGTTCATGATGTACGCATCCATGCACAACGAGGATGTTCTAAAGGACATTTTGAAATTCACAAGTGAATCTTGGAACGATGGGATCACTCTTTCACAGGATGACATTTCTCTGATTGCGAAGATTTCTCTTGCTTCAACAAAGGCACTTCTTCGCCAGTATCACGAATGGGCAAATTCGCAGACCTGACACCCTCCTTGATAGCCTCAATGATTTCTTCCGTAGAAGTTACCGGCTTGCACATTTTTTACACCTCCACAGTTGTTTTTTCGTTGGTTTCATCACTTATTATACCACAATCTGCGGTTTTATCAAGTGGTGGCCGTTTGGACAGCAGATCAGAAAAGAAGCACAGAAGCCTCCGTTTGTTTTCGCCTGTTAATGTCCGGTAAACGCTGATAAAGTCCTTTTCGTCCGCTGTCATTTCTATCGCTCCTTTGCTTTTTATCATTATCGAATATATGTTCGTATTCTATATGTATAACACGTTATATGTCCAATAAAACGGATACTTATAAAAATACCCGGCCACCGTGCCACAAGTGACCGGGCAGGCCGCCGGTTGGTGTGTCCCTTGCCTTTGGCTTGCTTTAATGATACTATTACACAAATTGGTCAGAAAGGCACATTTTGGTAATCCGGTCGCTTTCAGCGTAATTCGTAGGATTTTTCCGGAAAGGGTGAGCAGAAAATGGAAAAACGGAAAATAATACAACAAATATCGACAATTTGCGATAATCTGCCCACAAAGATGAAATGGGCAAAGGAGGAACAGCACAAAACCAATCAGCAGATTATCGACAGCACAGGGCTGAGTGAATCCATGGTTAAAAAGTTCTTCTCCGGCCATTTGTCTGGCCCCAGTATCTATGATGTGACCGCTATTGCCATTGACCTTGATCTGTCCCTGGACGAACTGATGGAGCTGTCCCCGCCGAAGCAAGACCAATCTGTGGAAATAGAACGGCTTAAAACCGAGATTGCCCACCGGGACGAGCTGATTGCCGAGAAGGATAAAGCAATACACAGGCTGGAAGAGCGTAGCCACATGATGGAAAATGAAATTTCCGCTGTCCGTTGGAACTGGAAAATTATCACCTACGGCGCTGTAGGGCTTGCCATGATGTTTGGACTGTTTTTGATGATTTACGTTTCCTTGGACATGCGGAACCCAAATCTTGGCCTTATTCAGGAGGGGTATACTTCCCCAATCGTTTATGTGGCCGCTATCTTAATCGTCGGTGCGTTTCTGTCCATCGGGCACGCAATAAGACTGCAAAGAATGGAGAAAAAGAAAAATGCAGACAATACCCATTGACGCATCTGCCTTGACCGCCGCTGAGCAAAAACAGCTGACAGATAACCCTAGCGTGTTTGCTGTAGATTGTGATACCGTCTGTTGCCTTTATATGCGCTACTCGTCCGAAAAGCAAACGGAGCAGTCCATAGAGGGGCAGCTCCGGGAGCTGCTGTCATTTTGTAAGCAACACAAGTACCGGGTAGCCGCTGTCTACGTTGATCGGGCTATATCCGCTCATGCCAGCATGGATAAACGTCCGGCGTTTCAAAAAATGCTGTCTGACAGCCGCGGAGCATCATGGAAGACGGTTTTGGTGTATAAGCTTGATAGATTTGCCCGGAACCGGGAAGATGCCGCAGTAGCCCGTATGCGGCTCAGAAAAGCCGGGTGCAATGTGGAATCTGCCAAGGAGGGTATCTCCAAGAACCCGGAAGGCGTAATTCTGGAAGCCCTCCTAGAAGGAATGGCAGAGTATTACTCTTTGGAATTGTCCCAGAAAATAACCCGTGGTATGCGCGAATCCGCTCTCAAAGGTCAAGCAGTTGGCGGCTCTATCCCCCTGGGCTATCGGATTGAAAAGAAGCAATGGGTGCTTGACCCGTTAACCGCCCCACTGGTGTCAGAAGCGTTCAACCGATATGCCGATGGGGAAACAGTGGCGGGAATCTGCTCAGACTTCAATGCCCGTGGCTACCGCACAGCAAAAGGAGCACAGTTCAACAAATCCAGCTTCAAAAACATTTTCAGAAACGAAAAGTATATTGGAGTGTATAAGTATAAGGACATTCGTGTGGAAGATGCCATTCCGAGAATCGTCCCGGACGATTTGTGGGAGAGAGTACAAGCTAGATTGAAAGTCAGTGAGCAAGCCCCAGCCAGAGGGAAAGCAAAAGTTCCGTATCTTTTGTCAGGAAAAATATTCTGCGGGCATTGCGGTTCTCCGATGATAGGAGAGAGCGGAAGGGGGAAGGGTGGAAAGACCTATAACTACTATTCCTGCGCCAATAGAAAGAGGAACGGCGGCTGCGACAAAAAACCAGTCCCAAAGGACTGGATAGAAGATGTGGTTGCGCAAGACGCACTGTCCGTCTTGACGGATGATGTAATAGACTATGTGGCAACAATCGCCGCTCAGCAGTCCGAAGAGGAAATACAGCAGAATACAAACATTCCGGCAATTCAAGCCAAGATAGCAGACATAGAGCGGAAAATTAAAAACTTAATGAAAGCCCTAGAATCTGCATCCACCGCCCCGGATGTGCTGGTAGAAAGAATAACCGAACTTGAATCTCAGAAAAAAGGGCTAACCGCCCAACTCTCAGAAGAGGAACGAGGCGTGATCCCGCTGACAAAGGAAATGGTCATGGTATTCTTGACCGCTGTCCGGGAACAGGTTGTTCCGCTTGAAAACATGAAACCAGTCATCATTTCCCTATTGGTAAATTCCGTCACTGTCTACGATGACGAACCAGGCTTTATGAAATTCACGACGGCCTATAATCTTACAAAAAAACCGCCAAAAACCTATAAAGTCCCAACTTCCGGATACTGTAAGTGTTCGGATATAGGGGCAAATGGTGTACCATTTGGCTCAAATCCGAACACCATAACAGTGGTTGGAATGGTTTTTGTCCAAACCAGAAAACACGCCTTGCCTTAATCGGCAGGGCGTGTTATTTTTATCTCTTGTACATATTTTGGAGTACGCCAATTTTTTCAGCCCTCTCAACGTCCCGCTTGTGCAGGTACTCATAGACGGCCATCATAGCCTCAGGCGGCTCACCCTTCTGCTTGCGGTATTCCTCAATGTGAGAAACAACGGCCTTGTGCAGGGCGTTCATATGGTTCATTTCCTCGCCTGAGAGCTTGTAAAAAAGCTCTGCGGTTTCCGGGTCAGCTTCCTTGTACTCGAGTGCCAACTCTGCATAGGTGTGAGCGTCCTCCAGCTCGTCCTCGATGTGCTCCATTAGGAGTTTTATTTCTTTCATATAGCCTTACGCTCCTTCCTTGATGTACGCATACAGCGTATCCAGCTCTTTCTTCCCTATTTTGATCGTGATTTTCAGCATCGGGATTTCCACGGGGATAGGGTCGCTGATGTACGGCTTGGCGGCGTTGTACAGAGCGTCTACATCGACTGCGTTGCGCCCTTTATCGTAAACGCCCAGAGCCTTAAACATGGGGTGCTCCGCATACTGGGCGATAATATTCGGAATGTTGGCCGTCAAGAGGCCACCGGCTCCGGCAATCAGAACTCTGTCCCAGCCGTTTAGGCTTGGGGCAATATCTCGGTCAATGAATTTTGCAATTCCAGACTGGACGGTATCCATAGAAACCATAAAAATTACCTCCTTGAAAATGTGGGGCGGCGGTTGCCGCCCCTTTGGCTGGGAATCAGTTGCCGTTGCAGCACCCACCGCCACACTTGGGCAGAGGGTTGTAGAGGGACTGAGCCGTGGTGGTGGTTCCAGTGGTCACGTCAGCAACCATCTTGGGATAGAAGGTTGCGTTTGCGTAGGTCACGATGGAATTGTCACCGCAGCAGCGCCGCTCCGCCTCGATCTGGATTTCCCTTGTCAGGTCGGACTTAACAGCCGCAATATCCTGACGGGCCAGGGTGAAGCTGTCCTCCGTCCGCTGATTGTGCACAGCCTGGTCGCACAATGTCTTTCGAATTTCCTTCAACTGAGCGTCAATGTAGGCGTACAGCTGGAGGTCTTTCTGGTCATTGTATGTATTGGCTTTCAGCAGAGCGATTTCGGAATCCTTGGCGGCAAGCTGCTGCTGCTTTTCCAGGTCGTAACGGCTTACAGGCGTATTCTCACTACACCCGCCAGGGCCAGGCATTGTGCCACGATTACCCAGGGCCAGAGCGCCGATACCGCTCATAGCGTTCAGCACGCCCAAGGCCAAACCAGCAATGCCAGTACCAAGACCGGCGCCAGCGACACCTTTGGAGGCATATTCCTTTTCGACTTCAACCATATTAGAAGTCCTCCTTCAAAATAATATTTAGGAGGTGGCCACCTTCTACCTATAGAATAACAAAAATCCCGGCGGTAGAATCATCATCTACTCGTCGGGATTTCGTCAATAAATCGTCATTAAATCGTCACGCAGAATCAGAATTTCAGATTTTCAGGTAGCTTGTCACTGTACTTTCTGCAAGATTCGTATTCTTTTCGCAACTTTTTAATTGTTCTTGTGATAGTGGCTTGGGACACACAAAACTTGTGGCACTGTTTTGTTTGGCTCCATCCGGCGGCTCGGGTACGGATAATGTTTTCTTCCAACGGCGTCAATATTGCCAAAGAACAAAACTCATCCAAAATGACCCGATTCCACGGGACTTTATCCACTTATCACATCAGTCCTCCTTGGGGAAAATGTAAGTTCTTGCCTGCTTGCTGTCAGACATTCCTGCGGTGGTGGGGTCGTTGACCACACCCAGGATCACCAGCACACCAAACACGGCGTTGACCACGGCAATCAGCCGATTGCCGATGTCGCCAACATCCAGGGTGTAGCCGAAAACGGCGGCCACGGTCTGGATCAGCAGCAGCACGGCGGGAATCACCGCAAGCCAAAAGTTCTTGTTTTTGAATCGTACAGTCCAGTTAATCATTTTGTTTTCCTCCTTAAATTTTTAGCCCAGCCCAAGCCGGGCAAGAATAAACCCTACGACAGCGGCCACAACAATATATATGACCCTTTCTACCACAGACTTCCACCGCTTGCCGGGTTCGGATTTCAGCTCCTGCACGTCCGCGCAGAGGCCGTCAACCTTCTCCCCGGTGGTTTCCACACGTTCGGCCATCACCGCAACAGACGTTGCCAGCGTGTTCACCGCTTCCGTGTGCCGTTCCAGTGCTTCCAGACGGTGGGAGTTGGATTTGCTCCGCTGCTCTATAGCGGAAATCCACTTGGTAATCTCAGCTTCTTCCATTGGCCTCTCCCTTCTCACTTAGCCGTTCCACCGGCTGTATTTGCCATTGTCCACATGTACTCCCCAGCTATAGCGGCCTAGACCGCCCCGGTTGGGCATCCTTTCCGCCTGTACCTGTTCAGCGATTTCCTGCAAGCGGGCGACAGAAATATTGCCGCCGAGGGGAGCCAGGTCAATGGCCTGCCCGGTCAGATGCAAGCTGTTCCATACGCCGCCCACATCGGCATTGTGCTGCTTGCACCGCACGCCAGAGTTGACGTTCAGGGGAACCCCAGCCCGGCGGCGGATTTCGTCCGCCATCCGCACGGTTTCCTCCACCGGTTCTGCGGGGAAGCCGTTACAATATTTGCCGCCGCACTGACAGCGGAACTCCTCCCGGGTGAAATACCGGATTTCGTCCCAGAAAGTCACCGTCTCGGCGTTTTCAGCCTTGGGGTGTGCGTACATTCTCCCAGCCGCAACTGCCGCTAGGAGGGCGGTCTGGGTTTCCTGGCCTGGGTCTCCGTCCGATTTCAGCCCCTCCGCCGCCTGAAAAAGCTTCACGGCCTGACGGGTCTGGCTGCCGGTAATCCCATCCGGTGCGCCCACCGGGTAGCCAAGATATAGCAGCAGACTTTGGACTTGCGTTGTGGTCATGCGCCCACCTCTGCATCCAGTGCATCGAGGGAATCATAGAAAGCCTGCGCAAGGGTTTCCACCTCCGAGATATCATCATCCGTTAGGAGCCCACTGTCCAGGTGCGTGTACGCCTTATCCAGCCAAAATGCCACATCTCGTCCGGCGGCGATCTCCCGTTTAATGGAGCGTAGGGTCAGGTCGTGCCTAGATTTGCTCTTGATAGCCATATGTGTACCTCCTTCAGGTTGCGGTCATGGACGCTACTGCGTCCTCCAACTTTTTGATTGCAATGTTTACGTCTCTTTGATAATCCAGCTTAACCCCAGCGCCGTCGCTCGCCTGCACCACGGTGTCGGGCGAGTAAGCGGTGATGGCTTTATAGGCAGTGATCTCGGCAGGAGTGAGCGGGGTTTCGATGGGGGTGGCGAGAGCGTAATAGACTTTACCCAGCTGCTTTTTGCAAGATTCGTTGAGCTGGTCAGAAATATTATCCTTAATCAAATATAAAAATTGTCCATTCTTCGTGTTGAAAAACCACGGTAAACTGGTAAACGTACTAGCTGTGTATATTTTTTGGCCAACGGAATACACGGCGATTGGCAACCCTTTTTGCGTAAGATTGGCGTATACGCCAGTTTGTTCAAACTTAACTTTTACGCCGTCAACATCAACCTTGTAAACCCTCTGAACCATCATCCCCCTTTCCAAGTCGATCTCGTCGCAAATCCACTGCTGTCCCTGCGGGTCAATGTAGTTGCCGCCGGACGTGACATGGATGCCGAGTAAGCCGTTGGGCGTGGGGAGCGTGAGAGTTTGTGTTTTTCCGTTTCCATCGCGCAAGGTCACAGCCACGCTCCCGCCGTCACCAGTGCTCACGATAGGCACAGGGGCATCCGGCGTGGGTGTGCCGTCCTGCGTACTCTTGCCGTACACAGTCAGTCCGCACAGGGGCGCAGAGAAAGCATCATCAACGGAGATAGGGTTGCCTGTCTCAGTGCCAATAAGAATGTTTTGCCGGGCTTTATCTGCCGCATTGATGTTAGCGCGTGCTTGCTCCTGCTGGGAATCGGTAAGATGCTGTTCGGTGTACAACACTGCCGTTTCCGCCGCTTTCTGGGCTTCCTGGGCGGCGTTCTTCGCTGCTTCTGCTGCCGCATCGGCGGCGGTGGTGTCACCGGCGGGGCCAACTTCACCCTGCGGCCCTTGGGGGCCGGGGTCGCCCTTTTCTCCCTGTTCGCCCTGTTCGCCTTTCTCACCCCGGAAATCCCCGGAGGCGATTCCGTCTTTCAACTGTTTCAGGGACTTTGCGGCATTGCTAGCAGATAGTCCAGCCCGGCCAGCACTGTCTTCCGCACTCCGGGCGGCTTCCGTGGCACTGGCCGCCGCATCCTTTGCCGCCTGGGCATCCTTGGCCACAGCCTGGGTGTAGGGCTTCAGTGGCTCGTCGGGTACGGCTCCAGGCTCTGCCATGGAGCGGGTGGTGTTAGTCTGATAGGTGACAGATTTTGCTACTTCGCCGTTTACGCCGAGCCACTGCAATTCTGCCTGACCCCTTCCGGGATAGGCCGTATCCAGCCGATTTACAATCCAATAGACCTTGTCTCCGTCTTCTGTGATGGGGACAAGGTACGGCTTCTGGTCGTCAGCTCTTTGGTGTACCAGCTGCACCGCACCTTCTCCCCGCCGGATATTGGGCAGGACTACCCGTGTGACCAGCCCCTCGACTTGTTTCCCCAAGTCGATGACCCAGGCTCTGGGCACCACATCATAGGTCACGACATCAGACATAACGTTCCTCCTTTTCCAGAATCAGACCGATAAACCCGATGGCCAGCCCCACCAGCAGGGGCGGGGTCAAAGCCATCAGCCACAGCAGATTAGCCAGTGTTTTCATCTGATCGCCACCCCATACTTCGCCAGAATGGCAATGATATCATCGGTCAAAATCTTTTTCAGCTGGCCAGGCGGAAGTTTGGCGATAGCTGCCGCAATGGCTCTCATATCCTGCTCTCCGTCCTCGGCGGCACGGATTTCCACCAGCCTCTTTTTGGCGCCATTACTCCACTTCTTCATCCGGCTTCACCTCCAGGATTGCCAGGGCATTCTGCATGTCTGCGCCCTCAGCTTTCATTTCTGCGATTTTTGCAAGGATCCTCTGCTTCCGTTCTTCGATGGTCATCATGTCACCCCCAAAGCAGCTTCAATCTCGGCTAAAGCGGCTTCGTACTCGGAATTCTGGACACTCAGGCTTTCCAGCTGTTCCTGCTCGTAGGCTCTCTGGGCACTATCCAGCTCCCGCCAGGGCTTCCAGGGTGATACCATTTCGCCCTGGAAAACTACGCCGTCTTGGCGTGTCCAGGTCTGTCCTGCGGTCACAAAGCGGTATCCTTCGATGTAGGCGGCACACATCCCGTCAAAAACGTCCGTCTCAACTGCTGTCAGGCCGTCAGCAGTTGTTGTGTGACACTTGTAATCACTGTCAATGTAGATCGTCATAGTCACACCTCCGCATACAGATCGTACAGGTTTATGCTATTATTTTGTTGCAGGCAAAAGCCGACATACCAATCACCTGTAATATTTTCCACATCCAATTTCATTGTTTGCCTACCTTTTTCCGTACTAAGTTTTACGCTTTTAATGCCTTGGTTTGCAGCACTGGTATAGGCGTAGCCTTTGTCGGCAGATAGTGCCAATCCAACGCCCCTGAAATTGGCGTAGTTTCCGCTACTAGTTACCGTGATTATGTCTACATCTGCAACTATCATTTTTGCGGCGCTTATATCAACCTTGGAGTTGCTAACAACACCGCTGCCGCCGGACGTGTTATTCAGGTTAAGGTATCCATCCGCAGGCGTTATCGTAACAGGGTATTTGGAAACCAATAATGTACTATATCCGATGTCCGTAGGCACACCGTTCTTGACGATCCACCGGGCAACTCTAACGGTCTCCGTCTGACCGCTGGTGGTCATGTTGGCTTCTGCGCTCCAGTCTCCTGCCGTGATCGCCCAAGTTCCGGCATTGGGCACCACGCACGCCCATGTGCCGCTGGTGTCCGGTGCGGTCAAGGTAGTGCTGCCATTCGTGGCCTTGCAGGTCAGACCGGCGGGATATGTGATGTTGATTGTGGCCGAGAAAAACGTGATTTCTGCCTGGTAGTCCGCCTTGATCTCCACCGTCTTTGTCGCCGTGTCCGTTCCGTTGGTGATGGTGATTGTCCATGTGCCGGTTTGCAACCCCTTGAACACTACTACGCCGCTCGTACCGGAGTTCTTGGTCTTTGTCTTGCCGTCCTTGGAAACAGTCACCGTGACGTTCGCCGGGGCTGTGACGGTAAGGGTACCGCCTGTGCCTCCTCCGCCTGTTACATTGAATATCATGATTCGCACACCTCCTATGGATTGATGATCTGAACATTGACATTCAGATTGACACTGGGCACATCCTCACAGACGAAGGTCAACGTACCAACTCCCTGGGCACTGCAATATACACCCGCTTCCAGGTATGCGGTTCGATTTAGCGCAGTCGGAACAGGCGCAACGGTCACAAGGCTACCGGCAGTTACATTGGATACGTTTATAGTCTGCGAATTGCCGCTCCAGGCATTTGCGGACAGTGTCACCGTCGCAGACTTCACAGGGCTTTGATAGTCCGTACCAGCTACCGCCGCCGACACGCCGCCGGAACCATTCCCTTTCAAAAGTCCGGAAACCGTGATTTTCGCCTGTTTTCCGGAAATCGCCGTAGTAACATATGTGGTGGGGTTATCTTTTGATATGGGAATATCCGTTCCCGTCAGAGCCACGTTGCCGCCGGAATCCGGGTCTACCCCGCACACTGTGCTCACTGCACCTGTCCCGTCTATACCCATTCTGGATACGGAGTACCAGGTGATGGTATCGCCGGTGTTGAAGGTGACGTCTGTCTTTGTCCAGAGGAACTGTCCCTGTGGAACTGTAGGCACGTCCTGAATCCAGGGACCGCTGGGAGCCGTTGTGCCGGAACTTCCCACCTGATAGGTGACGGACTTACTCATCACAGTAGCGGCATCACCGGTGTCTCCCTTCTCGCCCTTGATTTTGAACCAGGAATAATCCTTGTAGTCCGTGGGGGCGGTTGCGCTGTTTCCGGCGTAAATTCCCATCCAATCATCCGGATCGGTGCCAAAACTGTGAGAGCTTTCCGTAGGCTTCTGGCCGGTATACCGAATCCAGATATAGGAATTGTCGCCCTTATCGCCTTTTTCACCGTTGGTGACGGTGAAATCGGTGGTAGTGCCATCTTTGGCATAGTAGATACGGTATGTATCTTTCAAGCCGGATGTGTTGACCTTCTCGATCTTGGAAATACCGCCAAGAGAATTGGCAATTTCCAGAAGCCAGTTTTTCAGGGTGCTGCCGCTGAGTTTCTTGGCTTCGCCTGCCTGATGCAGAACAAACAGGTTGTCGGAATATACCTTTTCTGCCTCATTCAACTGGGCTATGGATTTATCAGCCATCGGCTTTTTCCTCCTTCTCGTTGTTGGAAATGTACTTGTTTACCATCTCCATAGACCGCTGGATTGCCTGGGCACAGCCTACAAACTTGTCCTGGTTGTCCAAACCAGAGACGGAAATAGTGTCCATAGTTTGCATCACGGACTTCAAAAGATTGGTTGCGGATTTCAGATTTTCCATAATTCCCTCCTTGGCTATATATGGACAAAGGCTCTGAACGATTTGACCTCTCCATTGCTGTTAAGATACCAAATTGTTTGTGGCGAGTATGTCTGGCCTCTATTGGTAAGTGCGTTGCAATTCATTTCCTCAATGCTGGATAGTTCGGCATTGATATATGATGCAGTAATTGTATCTGCTACGATATCACCAACATATGTTTCAATTCCCTTGTTTCCAACGTTTATACCGGTAGATAAGCTTCCTCCTAAGTAGCTAACAGAACCACCACAGCCTGACAGCCCTCCGTAATACGTCCCGGAAACCTGCTGGTTTTTTTCGTTGATAGATAAACTGCCGAACGTCCCTTTTTCTGCCGTCAATTCGCCGCCCATGGTTACACTGAATTTTGAGCCGCACTGTATACCCTCAGGGCCTATGTAGATACCAGCCGAGTTGCTTCCACCCCAATCTTGGCCATTGGTACACAGATACCCGTCCTTAATGGTAAACCCGCCGATGCTGCCGGAAGTGGCTCGGATTTCGCCCTCGACCTCTGCACCGCCTTCCTTTACGCTGAAAATGGTCTTGCTTTGGCTGCCGACAGACCAGCCGTCCGCCTGCAAATCCCACCAGAAGTCAGATGTTTTATCTCCTACGGTTTTTTCAACTCTGGCTTTGATCTGGTCAGATTTCAAGGTCAAATCAGCCCGGACGCTGGACGTGAACCGTGCATACTGCCTATCAGTCGGGGACTGCACCTGAAATTCGTGCTCCACCTCCTCCTTGGAGGGAGCTTCCAGGTCTGTGCGGATGTACTTGCCGTAGGTGGTCTTCTTGGCAAAGATACCACCGTAGATATCGGAAATGGTTACAGCATCTCCGATTTCCGAAGAAGGGTCAATGCTGGAGCCCCCGGCCTTGTATGGCTGATACCGCCAGCCTTGAATTTTCTTCAAAATGGCTTCCGCCATCTCCGGGGTTCCCCATTCGTTGGTGATTTCCAAGGTCGTGCCGGTATCGTCTCCGGCGGTGTATATCTTGTCCTCCCCTTTTTCGTTCTGCCCGGCGTAGATGGTCACACGGCTGTATCCGGACAGCTCCGGGGAGATATCCAAGCTCTGGACACGGCGCAGAAGGTTAAAGCTTTCCGCCATAATTTCACCTCACATTAAACAAGAATGTACACATTCTCCCCATCGGCAGTCTTCCCAAAGACAATCTTATATCCATCCTCGGTACACAGCACCCGTGTCTCCGGCGGCAGGTCGAACATACTCACAAGCCGAAGTTCTCCGGTGGGCGAAATGATGAAGTTCCCGGCATAGGCGGCGGCGATCATCCCAAGGGCTTCCCGCATAGAGTAGCCAGCTGGAAGATTGAACTTGTACCCGGCGGTCATCAGCTCCCATGTCCTGGGGTCTACGCTGATACCGTTTTTACTGTTCGGGTCAATCTTCATGTTGTCGGCGATGAACTGTACCATCGTCTTGTCCAGCATAGGATATCTGCTCTCACCGTCCTTCTCTTCGCTCTTATCGCTTGGATAGGTAACTTCCGAGAGCATCATGGCATCGAACGCTTCTATGGTCAGAACATCGAATCCACGCTCGTCATGCTCTTGCTTCCGGGTGTCGATGTAATACACGCCTTGCTGCACCCATTCCGATTTATCGGTGTCGTTCACAGCCCTGGAATAGATACAGATTCTAGCTTTCTTGGGGATATTGAACGACGCAATCATTTTAATATTCGCAGTCCCGGATACCACCGCTCCGACACAAGGGCTGGAATTTTTGAAAAACGGTGACTTTGTGCTTACTTCAAAGAGTTTATCCTCACGGAAACCGGAATCCGGGCTTCCGGTATCCACCAGAATGGATACTACCTCATGTGGAGTTTCACCGAAGGTAATAACATCTCCCGATTCCGTTACAAGCCGTCCGGAATCGCCGATGGTCACGGAGGTTTCAAACAAGTGCTCACCCTGAATGATTTTCTTATAGAGTTCCGATGTTTCCTGCATAAACCGCCGTCACCTCTCAATCAGCGGGAAGGTAATACCGCTCCACCAGTCATCCTCCGGCTTTTCAATCAGGAACGATGCCGGGTTATTGTTGGAGTACATGGTCACGCCGTACCGTTCCCCGCTCATGGGGTCGTAGTAGTCCACAGACACATACTCCGGCAGGATGGTATTCAGCACCAGCATAGCTTCCTCTGCCGTCAGAGGGCGGCAGGTGATGTCCAGGCGAATCTTGGTAGCAACTCTGCCACGCTGCATCATGCCGTCCATGGTTCGCCCGGAATTGGGCGCATCAATGTCATTTCTTTGCCACTTTACGCCCTGTTTGGCGATAAACGGCATGAAGTCCACGCCATTTATTTTGAGCATCATCTTCATGCCGTTCTATCTCCTTCCTTCTTAGCCGTAAACTCTCGCATTTCTGCGGTTCGCCTCATACACGGCTCGGTCAAAGTCATAGCCTCCACCGTTTCCGTTGTCCTGATTCCGCATCTCCGCAATAATCTGCTGAGCAACGGCGTAGATTGCGGTAACAACGTCGTCATTGGCTTCTCGAACGCCGTAGGTGATTCCATCAACGATCTGGTCGTTGTTGGCAACCGCCGTCCGTCTGCCAATAGAGCCAACCATTTCCGCACCGGCTTCACGGGCGATAAAGAGTTGACCTTGGTCTACGAAACCGCCGTTGGCAAGCATCGGAATTTGAGGAACGCTAATTGTTCTCAGACCCGCAAATGGCGAATATCCGGCAATGCTGAAATTCTTCAGATCACTTAAAATACTGTTGATTCCGCCGAATACCCAGCGCAGTGCGGAATTTAATGCAGATATTACGCCATTCAGTGCCGCTTTCACTGCACCAACCATCCCGTCAAATACAGTTGATACAGCTGCCCTCAAAGGCTTTAAGAAGCGGGTGTCAATGTAGTTGTATGCAGTCAAGAAGCCATCGCAAATCTTCGTCCATGTGTCGGAAGCCCACTTCGTTATTCCGTCCCAAAGGGAAGAAAACAGGTTAGAAATCGGTTGTATAACGTTTGTATCGAACCAGCCAGAAACGATACCCCAAACAATCTTGATGGTTTCCCACGTTCCGCTCACAAGCACTCTGATGTTATGGAAGACATCCTCAAATGTCTGGCTTACGCTTTTCCACAGATCAGAGAACCATGTAACAGCTGGTGAAAATGTTTTAACAATGTCCGTCCAGAGTCCGGAGAAGAATCCGGATATTGGTTGCACAACGTTTACATTGAACCATTCCGCAACAGGTGCAAAGAAAGCGCAAATTTCATCCCATTTCTGATAAATCAGAATGCCCAGGTCTGTCAGTGCGCCTACTGCTAGGCCAATCAATGCGCCTATTCCGGTTCCAATCGGGCCTCCAAGAGAACCGATAATCGCACCGATTCCAGCACCAGCAAGCGTAGACCCGGCTGGTATCAAAAGCCCATTCAGTACATTCAAACCGTTCATAATGGCATCGTATACGCCAGTAACGAACATTGGGATTCCTGCAACAATTCCACCGATGGCCGCCCCGATAAGCCCTGTGCTTATCGTTCCACCACCAGCTGTGATCGCCTTTGCCACGGCGCTTTCCCCAAACGCTTTTGCTATAAACTGCCCAATGCCCTTCCCCAAAAGTCCGGCACCAGCTGTTCCAGTAAGGCCACCAAGAATAATTTCTCCGAAATTGAAACTGTTGAGCTTTTTCTCGATAGCATCTTTGATGCCGCTAAACTCGATTGTAAATCCTGTGGCAGTTAGAATCACGCCTGCGGCAATCGTAAGCGGAATGGAAAGACCGTTTTTCCCAAGTGTTTTGAGCGCCATAATTCCGTTCAGGAAATCGTTTGATAACTTCCATGCAAGTAGCGCAATTCCTATTGTGGCAATAAGCCCCAGAATCTCTTTCAGATTGTCCTTAACAAAGGAAACAAGCGGCTCCAGTTTCTTTTTCCACTCGTCAATCTGCGTGGTTACTGCATTTTTCAGGAAGTCATACCCCGGAAGCTCACCAAAGTCTAATCCTCCACTGCCTACACCGGCTCCGCCTCCACCGCTGCCCTGATTCTGGTCGGGCAGAACATTCAGTTCGTCAAACCCGGCAAGGTATCGTTTCAGTTCCTTTGCAGACCCGGCGGCACTGTCCATGTTGTCGGCAATCGCTCCGCTCCCTGCGGTTGCACCTCCAAAAGAATCTCCCCAGTCAGGGGCTTGAAGCGTAACGCCAAATAGGCCAGCGATAGCAGTAATGATTTCTCTGAGAGCATTTGCAACAGCGATAGCAAATGGGAGGACTTTCACCAGAATAGGAATGAACAGGTTGCCGATTGCTCTAGCGCACTGTTCAAACTGGGCTTTCAGTACACGCAGCATATTTGCAGGCTGTTCCAGCGTTCGTGCCATATCACCCTGCACCTGTGTTACCTGGGTCATCATGGCATAGTAGCGGAGCTGGGACTTTTCGGCCTGGGTCATGGCAGACACGCTCTTGTCAATACCAAGATTCAACCGCTCCTGCTCCAATCGGGCAACGGATAGATCATAGCCAAGGCGGCGCATGGGTTCCAATTCGCCAGCGATACCAGACTGCACTTTCTGCATGGCAGATGCAAAATCCATGTTGTAGAAAGATGCAAGGTCATAGCCAAGCTGGGTAAGGTTCTTGGACATGAACGCCGCTTTGTCACCGGCAACGCCGAAACCAGAGATAATTGTGTTAAACACGCCCTGATTCCGCATCCATTCAGCGGGGTCAATGCCCATTACCTCAGAAACCTTCTGAGCGTAGTTATAGGCTTCCTCGGCGTACTCCCCCATTGAGACGGTGAACAGGTTCAAATCCTCCGTATACTGGGACGATTTTGCAATTGCGATACCCAGGAGCTTTGCCGCCGCCCGGTATATGGCCACAAAGCTGATTGCTTTGAGCGCACTGTTCCACGCATTTGTGCTTGTGGTTGCCCTCCTGACCGTTCCGTTGTACTGCTCCGTCGATGTAATCAGCCTTTGAATTCTGCTTGGAAATGCTGAAAAACCGGAGGAAACCTTATTCATTTCATCTGCAAACGGCTTCATGGCTCCTGCCAAGTCTTTCATCTGCTGAGTGAACTTGCCAATGTCCGCCTTTTCCAAGTCTGTGATGACCTCTGGCAGCTTTTTCAGCTGGTTTATGAAGGAAGTCATATTAGACCGGCCAAGCTCTGATAGAGGCTGCAATCCGGATGCCAGATTCCGCAGTTTTTCTCCGGGGGTGTCCGGCAGATTTGTGATTGCTAGATTGATGGCCGCCAGCTGTTTTCCAATGGAAGCGGAGATTTTCAGGCTATCCGTCTGGCCTTTCAGATTGCTCAAAGAGCTGCTTATGCGGTTCATCTTGTTCGCAAAATCGCCAGTATTCATGTTGTTCACGGCATTCTTGATCTGCGAAATTCCCGCTGCAACTTTGGAAAGGGCAGTTGTGGAACCGCTGATCGACGTTTTTAGCTCTGTCAACTTTTTTGCCAGAACCTCCACCCCTGCGGATGCCGCGGCACTGTCATTCACAATCTGAAACTCAATGCCCTGCATTTCCACATTGTCAGCCATTCCCTTCACCGCCCTTCTTCTCAAATTTCTTGTTGATGGATACCATAAACATCTCCATCATGGCTTTTGCCTTTTTGTCGCTCTTTTCTTCAACAGAGAGCGGCTTTTCTTGTTTTTCATCCTGCTTTCTGCCTCCACCGTGAATGTCGATAGGTTGGTCACGGTAGGGGATAGGCTTCGGAGGTTTCCTGTTAAGGCTAAACCGCAGAACCGGGGCGGCATCCAGTATGGCTTCATAGATGTACGCGCCCTGTAGCCACAGGCCTTGGTTTCGCAAATCACGCTTGATTTTGTCGGCTTCCCGGTAGGCTTTTACAAGGCACACATCCTGATTCCAGAACTGGTCATAGGTCATGCCGATTGCCAGGTAGTAGGGGAACACCTTGTTGAAAATCTCTGTGTAAGCATAAGAGGGGACGGGGGATTCCCCGCCCCCTCCAAAAGTGGGAAGAATATCGCTTACTCTACTGCTTCCCAGCCGGGGTTTCCCTCGTTTTCCTCATCCTCGTCAGAGAGCAGGGTGTACACAGCCTCGGAGTACATTTCCGTCAGCACCTTCACAAGGCCGGACTTGTTGCACAGACCGTCATAAATCTTGTTGATGGTAGCAACCTTGGTGTTGGGATGATTGGCGGCAAACGCACCAGAGAACAGCAGGGGAATCATGGTAGCGGGCTTTTCGCTCAACTCATTGATGGAAAAACCAGCCTTTTCCATGGCAGAAACCGTAGACCGGGTGAATTCCAGAACGTACTTCTTGCCGTTGTAGGGAATAGAAATCTTCTTAGCCATCGCTAAAACCTCCTAAATTTATTCTGTATCGTCCAGCGTGATGGGAGTGGACGGGGCAATGGAAATGTTCAGGTCAACGACCTCATTCACGCCGCCGCCGGTGGGATAGGCGGTCAGCTGCCCGTCGAACTTGAACTTGCCGTCAGAGCCGGTAGGGGTCAGGTTCTTGCCGTCACCGGTGCCGCCGAACCACACAGCGTAACTCTCGGTCTTACCGTTAAGGGCAACCAACTTCTTGTAGTCCACCAGAGTGTAGTTCGCCGTAAAGGACAGGGCATCCATGGACTGAATACCGGCGATGTAGGTCTGCATATTGTCAGACAGGGTAGTGGTTTCCAGCATCTCCGGGTCGCCGCCCAGATCAGGGAACTCCTTGATGTCAATGAGCTTTTCGTAGGTGTTGCCGGTGCTTCCCTTTTTCATAAGGAAGACACGATAGGTGGAGATAGCTATAAGTCATCATTCCTTTCGTTGTAATAAAAAATGGGCTGCCTCCTGTGAAGCAGCCCTTCGGCTCTCTTTCCGCCCTTGCGGAAAGGTAACGAATATTTACCTGCGGTAAATTGTCCCGCCGTCCGTCTCCGCCCGATACCTGGCAACCAGACGGTAAATCGTTCCGTTTTCCATGTTCGGAACAGGGGACATAGAAATTCTTGTAAAGTTCTGCTTATAGAGCATTTCGTCAATGACACCCATGATTTCACGGCATACGGATTTCTTTTTCCCGGCTTTGTCGGAGTACACATTTACTTCGTACATCACCGTTGCGTACCGTTCCGTGTTGCTGCTGTCAAGATGTGACTGCGTTGTGTAATTGTCTTGCTCTATGATGGATACATAGGGAAATTTTGCCGGGGAGTTCACATATTCGCCGCTAATAGAGATTCCCGGAAAGCGTTTTCTGAGTGCCTCGGCAATGGGTGTGTATACCTTTCGCTCAATGTCAATCACTTGGAAAACACCTCCTTGACGATTATCGGAAGCTCCTGCTCAATTTGTTTTCTCGCCTCATACATGGGCATTGCAGGAGGGTTGCCGTAGGTATGCCCACCACCGGCACTTTTGGGAAGATACCATCCTTTCGGGTCGTCCCAATGGCCTTTCCCGTCAGGATATGTTCCGGGTCCCATGCCGAACTCCCCTGCCTCCGGGTGGCCGTAGCCGTATGTCACGCCGGACCCGAACTCAATGAGCAGAACGGATTCACCATCCGCTTTCACCTTGTAACCGTTCGGCAGCTCCTCTACGGTTACTTCTACGTCCTTTTTCCCGGTGTAGACGGCTCTGGAAAACCGAATAGAAGCCACCGTTGCACCAAGAGCGGCCAGGCGCTCCGCCAACTCCCGTGCCTTTTCCTCCTGCCATTTCCGGTAAACCGTCAATTCATCCTGAATCTTCTGAATGCCGGAAACCGACAGCGGAACCACAATTTTCTTGTAGCTCACGACACGCTCACCTTCGTAACGGCGATGGACACTGAGTTCAGAGACCTTGCCACACGCTTTACAATGTAGTCATACAGGGGCTTGCCGTCCTCGTCATGCACCGGGTCTTTGTCGATAAACAACACTGTGTTTTCGTCAATGGGGCAGGAGGTTTCATCCGTGACGATCACCTTGTCATACCCGGCGAGGTTGCCAAACTGTTCCACCTGAGAAGAACCGCTTGCGGCTGAAATATTGGCTCTAAGGCTCTGGGCGGGCTTGTAAACGATTTGTTCTTCACCTGTCTCATTGCCGTCTTCGTCAATAATCGGCTCTTTGTGGTCATACAGGCAGTACCAGAATGTACGCTTGTTCCGTTCCATGGCTTTCATACAGCCACCTCACAGAACGCCACACATGGGGACGATTTGCCGCAGCATGGAGGGCGGCACATCCCCGCTCTCATAGGTTCTGGAAATGCCGTTTTCGCTGTGTGCCGCTTCCCCCTCAGCCCCACGCTTGTTCAGGAGGTACACGGCAATCTCCACTTGCAGAAAATGGTATTGCTCCGGCACTTCCGTAACGGTAGGGTCATACGGGTAGGCTTTTCGGCAAATCTTATTCCCGGCGATTCCAAGGTAGGCAGAAACCGTGCTGTCATTGGTTTCCTCTGTCATGGCTTTCACCATCTCTTTTTTTTCAATTTCCAACACGGTTTCTCAGCCTCCTTTCCTGCTTAGGTAGCAGCCTTGGTGTTTACGGGGTTCTTTGCATCGTTGGCGATGAACACGCTCCGGCTGTATGTGGGAGCCGTGAAGGTCTGGGCAATGCCAGTGAACTTGGCGTGATACCATTCGGGGCCATGGTCAAGGCCGATCTGGCCGAACAACTGGTACTGCTCACCTGCGCCGGTCTTTGCCAGCTGCTCCAGGAAGAAGTTGCCCTTTCCGGGAACCGGCTGATACACCGGGGAGATAACGTCCAGGTTCAGCAGCAGGGCCGTACCCTTGGGCAGGAACTCGCCCAGATAGAGGTAGACAACGCCCAGAGGGGTCACAACGCTGGAAAGTTTGATGCCGTTGATCTCACGGGCAGCAGGGATAACGGTCAGGCCGTTCTGCACAGCGTCGGCGTTGATCTGGAACATGGTGGTAGCATCGCACCAGAGAACAAGGCCGTCCTGCGGAGCGTTTGCCTCATAGACCTTTTTTACGCCGTCAGCAATGTTCCACAGGCCAAGAGGCTTGCTGGCCATAGCAATGACGTTGCTCTCGATGGCCTCGGTCAGACCACGGGTCTTGTTGATGGTGGCATCGGTGGTGGCCTTGTTGTACGTGCCCTGCACAAAGGTGAACTCAATGTCCCGGTTCACCTTCTGCATCTTTGCCGCCACCTGGAAATCCAGTTCGTTCATGGGGTTTTCCTGCTGGTTGGCGATATTGATACCGCTCAGGGTGCCCATGTTGGACTGTTTAGCATAAGACACGCCAACAGATTCATGGAAAATCTGGGTGACGTTGGTCTTCTGGGTACGGGTGACAACGGTTGCCTCAGGGGCCGTCAGAGATGCGGTTTCGGAAATGGCTGGCTGTGTGCCGCCTGCGGTGGTGTACTCCTGACCGGTCACAAACTCAACGTGATTGGTCGTCTTTGCTCTGCCGCCGATGATGGAACTCAGCGGGCAGCGGGTGTTGCCCTTGTTGAACAGCATTCCGGAATAATTCAGAACGCCAAAACTTGTTGCGATTGCCATTGTTTTATCAATCTCCTTTTCTTACTGATTTTTTGCGGCAGCTTCCGCTTCTGCCTGCAATCTTGTGTAGTAGGCAGCGGCGGCATAATCTCCGTTTCCTCTGGATTCCTCGATTTTCTTGCTGTAATCGATTCCGACATCCCCGGGGCTTCCGTCTGCGCCTCTGGGCGTTCCTTTCAGCTTGTCCGCAATAATCTTTTTTGCGTATCCTTCCAGGAACTTCTGGTTGTTGGCAAAAACCGTAGCCATATCGCCGGATTCCATGGCCGCAGCGGTTGCGGTTGCCAATTCTTCGTCATAACCCTGAGAAACAAGTTTGGCCTTGTACTCGGAAACTGTCTTTTCCTTTTTCAGACCAGCCAACTCCTGCTCCATCGCAGTCCACTTCTCAGCTTCCTCCTGCTTCTTCCGCTCGTCCTCGGACAAAAGCTCATGGTGCTTCTTCTTCCAGGCAGCCACATCAGAAGCGGCCTTGTCGTACAGGTCTTTCTTCACATAGCCGGAATAATCCGGGTCAGGGAAATCAAAGCCCTGTAGGGCAGCGATTTTCTCCTCCGGGGTCATCTTGTCGAACCCGTCAATCTTGGAAATGTCGATTTTTGCCATTGTTTTTACTTCCTTTCTGCGTTTTTATAGTTCTTCTCTGAACTCTATTGCGATTTTAGGCTTCTCTGCCGTTTATGGAGGGCTGTACAGGATTTGAACCTGTGACCTACGGATTAACAGTCCATTGCTCTACCGCTGAGCTAACAACCCATATGCCCCTGGCTTACGGTGCCAGGGAACCGCTTTGCCCATTTCTGGGTCGCCTTTAAGAGGCTGGAGCCGCCAGCAGGAATCGAACCCGCAACCTGCTGATTACAAATCAGCTGCTCTACCAGTTGAGCTATGGAGGCATATAAAACAAAAGAAGGGCTTCCGACACCAATTTCTGGTATCAGAAGCCCTTCGGCTGTAATCTCCCACAATTTGGGAGCCGTCAATTATTGGTTACGGTCTTGCCTCAATATCCGGCAAAACCTCTGTGTGGAAGAACATCTTATAGTGGTACGGGTCTGTATGCGTTCCAGTAATATCCTCCACAGTATAAAGTGTATAAGTATTCAAATAAATATAGTTCTTTTTGTATGTGTTCGCACCAGTTTTCACAGTTACAACCAGTTCACCGGAAGCGTTGTTGGAAATACTCATGTATCCCTCGCATTCCAGAATGACCTTATCAGTTCTGGCGTTGTATACCGTGATTTTGCGCTCACACTCAAAGTAGTCTGCCTGTTTGCTTATGTTGACGTTTACCTTGTCTGCCTCGGAGCAGCCGCAAAGCATTACAGCCATAATGAAGCAAACAATCAGCAGAATTGCAACAGTTCTTCGTTTCAATGTCATACCTCCTATTTAATTTACTTTTTTTCGCTTAATCTCAATCACAGCAATCTTTCCTTGCTCCACCTTGATTTCAGCCTGATTGCGGCGGCGAAGCACATCCTCAATCGCCTTGATTTCCCTGGTTGTCATCCGGATTGCCGGTCTGACTTCCGTTTCCATTTCCATTGGTGTTTCCTCCGTTCTGCAATGCGGCTTTTGCCGCCTTTTCCTCCTGCTCTTTCATGTAATCCATGCTCATTCGGTAGGCCAACTGCGGATCGGAAAATAACCCGCAATGTGTAAATGCCAATTCGGGAGCGATTTTATCACAGGCAAGCATCTGCGTGAGTACCGTAGACTTTTGGGCGATATTTTCATAATTTCGCCGTGTGAATCGGATTTCCAGAGCGGAAAGCCGCAGATTCAGATTTCCCATATCCCGGCAAATCCGCAGCACCAGTTTCAAGAACTCCTTCTCAGACTTCTTGAAGATAGGCTCCATGCCCTTTGCCCTTGCCTCCGCCGCCGACCAACCGTCACGCATGATAACCGCAGTCCCGGTGTCGCTGGTAGATGTGCCGCCGTTTCTGTTCGGCATACCGCAGATGGTGAGAATTGTTTCGTACATACTGTCCACAAGGGTCTGGGTCTGCGCTTGGTTAAGCTCGCTGTTTAAGTAGGTGATTTCCGCTTTCAGGGTAGAATCAATGTCCTTGTACTTGATTGCGCCCAACTCTTTCAGCGAACCAAAATCATCCGAAGAAATGTCCACATTATGAAACAGCATCAGTGCTTGAATGAACTGCTCCACGCCGTCTACCCGGTTGCTCTCTGTCATGTTGATGGCATCCAGCAGGGGAATCACAATTTCAAAAGCCCCAAGCCGTGCATTGTTGGCGGGATACTCAATGATCGGGATTCCAAGAATCTGGTCTTCCTGGTGAACCACGCTCCAAGTGTTGAACACTTCAAAATACTGGTTTTCCGTCCAGCAGGAGAACACGAGAGTTCCGTCCTCCTGGAGGACATACCGAACGCCCATCATAGGCTTATGTCCAAGCCCTACAGAGTACACCACGAATGCGTATCTTGGGTCAAGAGTGAAGATTTCAAAGGGTGCTTCGTCTTCTTCCACATCGGCCATGGCATCCGGCATGGCTTGCCGGAAGGATGTGCCGCAGATGTGCATCCAGTCTACCAACTCACTGTCCTTTGCCTGTTTGTCTTCGGACAGCATATAGTCATTTAAGCGCAGGACTTCTGCCGCAATCGCACTGTCACCGCCCCGGCTGACATACTGCACAGGCTCACCGACCAGGTACCCGGTCTTGAAAGAAACGATCTCATTCGCCCGGTTTTCAACAACCATATTGTTGATTTCCGGGCGCACTTCCTTTTCCCGGTACAAAATCGGCTGATCTCCCCGATAGTATCTGTAGAGATAGTCAATGTCCGCTTGGTTTTGCAGGTGCGTGAACAGGGCCTTTTGCAGCACGTCGATCACATTCCCGCTGTTGATTTCTTTTACCTCGGTATAGATAACCTTTCGCCCGAATAATCGTCTGCTCGCCGTGTTTCGCACCCCCTAGCATTAGAATTTCTCTCTTATCATTCTATCACACTCTCCTATGGTTGTCTAGTTAATTTTTGTTCCTAAACCATTGGAGAGTTTTCGGCTAGAACGGCCTTGAAAAAACTTCCACCACAGCCCCGTTCAAACTCTGGGCGAACTCCGCAAACATAGCCATTCCGTCTGGAACGTCATCGTGCTTATTCTTTCCCGCTACAGTGTAGGAACATAGCATATCCATCATCCTGCCGTAATCCGTGTTCCGCTTATACTTGCTTTCATCCAGAAACAGGCAGTGTTCCTTCACCCATGCAGAATTGACGATGATTTTTGTTTCCTTGTTTGCTGTGGTGAATTTTGTGGTAATGTTGGTGATGCCGCCCATCCGTTTGACATCGCCCTGAATCTTCTCCGCAATGCGCCGTCCGGCGGAATTGCTTTCAAATCGGCACATTTTCACTTTCTCCCGTACTAGAATATCCGCAAGGCGAATATCCACTGTGTCAGGAAGTCCATTGTCGCAGATGCAGTCACCAATGTAATAATCCTGTCCATAAACATATCCAACCGGGAGAAAAGCGTAGTCCGTTCCCTTGTCCTTGGTATCGCAGATGCCGATAATGGCATCCGGTTCTTCCTCCGGTAGCTCAAAGAACCGCCGCAGTTCCTCCGCATGGTAGACAAGTCCCTCCCGCTCTATAGGTTGGTTCATATACAGTGCTTTCCAGCTGACCGAATCCATAATATCCCGCTGCTCCCGATAGAACTTGGTGGAGAAGCCCACACCGAACTCATAGTCAAAATTGCTCTCGTCATCCTCGTTCATGGCAGGAATCCGGATAAATTTTGCCCTGGGGTTCCCCTCATACTCTCGTTCCAGCCGTCCGATCACATCATGTACGCTCCACCGGGTAGCAATGTGAAGCTCTTTGCACTTGTCGCCGATTTTACGCTGCCGCAAGTCCGTGGTGTAGATTTCCCACAGCTTGTCCAGCCGTTCCTTGGATAGAGCCACTTCAATACCGGATACCAAGTCATCACAGTACAATAGGTTCGCCGCACGGTACAAGCCCGCATTGCCCGTTCCTATAGAGGTAAATTCCAGCGTTTCAAACCTCTGCCGCTTGTCCAGGTCAATACGACAATCCTTGGCATTTGTGTTGGAGACCTGAACGGTAGGGAACACATCATGCCATAGATACTCCCCCTTGGGGTCAAATATCCGCAAACACTCATCATACACGCCACGGACAAAAGAATTGGAGTGACTGCCCGTCAGGTTCGGATTGTTTGGGTCACGCCCAGCGACCCAGGTCAACAGAAACACAGCAAGCGTGGTCTTACCAACGCCAGGGGGAAGGCTGACCGCCAGCATATCCAGCTCATCATCACCACACAACGCTTGCAGAGAATCTACCACCGGCTTTAGCTTAGCCCGCCTTGGCTGATAGAACCGCTTTTTTGCCTGTCTGTTGATTTCGGCATACAGCAAGTAGCTATCAAAATCATACGGAGCCTCAAACAGCAAGCTCCTCCTCCACTGGCCGTAGAACCCCTCCACCTTGGGCATGGAGACCGTGGTCATTTTCTGTGAACACATATCCCGGAGCTGCTTATTCGCCCTGTGAGCTGCCTTGAAGTCCTCCTGCGCCCATGTTTGGCAGACCGAGAATAAATCCTCGTAGGCTCCAATGTCCTCAGGTTTCCGCTCTATCGCCCCCAGAATGGAGGTAGATAATTTCCCATAATCCATACTCTTACCTCACAGAGCATCCGCTTGCTCAAATGCTTTCAGCAGTTTTGGAAACTGAATCGCAAAGAAGTCCACCATTTCCTCGTTCTGCGCCCAACTGGAATTTTCGGCAAGGCCGCTTTCAAATAGAAAAGCGTGAATAATCTCGTGCCGTTTTACCTTGTTTGTCTGAATCAGAAGGTTTTGCTTGCAATTTGGTTCTCCCTTGCTGTCTTCGTAATTTTCTACCATCAGCTCTTTCGTAGTTTCATCACAGAAACCGTCACGCCCAACAAGGCGTGGTTCTTTTTCGTCACCGCAAACCGTTAATGTGTATTCAGTTCCCAAAACGTTGATTTTCATAAATTCCCTCCTGATACAAAAATAAGGGCTGCCCGTGCGTATCTCAGCACAAGCAGCCCTTCGGCTTTCCTCCTGCCCTTGCAGGAGGCCTATTTATTTCCGGAATTCCTGCTTTGCCCTGTCATAGGCAAGCTGCCACACGCCCTGATCCGGCAAACTCAAACTTTCTTCAAGTCCTGCCTCGAATTCTTCCAACGTGAACTTGTCATACTCTTCGCAGAGATATCGCTGTGTTTCTTCATTCAGAACGTGCCTAGCAAACGCTTCCTTGTTGTAGATCACCATCATCTTTACCGGATTTCGGGCAGCATTGATAACGTCTGTTGCGTTATCCTTCTTCAAAACGGTTTGCAGTTTGGCAAAAATCCGTGCGGAAGCGATAATATTCTCTTTTGTCATTTCTGTTCCTCCTTGTAAATTTCAGTGTCTTCGCTGATGCCATACCATTTTCGGCTCGCTTCGATTAGAAGCGGCTCCTTATCGATAGTTCTCGCCCAATTCTGGTCAACAGGGAATCCCTTCACGTCCTGGCAATCCTTTGCCCCAGTTGGGATTCTGTCGTAAACACCATCCTTATACCGGATAATTGCGTTTGCGCCGTCCAATGCGGGTGTCACATATAGCTGAATTTTCACCATTTCGCCTCCCTTTTCTTGCGATTTTCTCTGGCTCTGGCGTTGATCCTGTCCCGGTAGGCTTTGTATTCTTCCGGAGACATGGCTTCCTCTTTCTTCTTAACCCGGTTCATCTGATAGACGTTCCGTTTTTCCCGGTTCTTGGCTTCCCACTCAGCGTGAGAGCACTTTTGATAGGCTTTTCCGCACTCCGGGCTGCAGGTGATAGCGCGGGTCGTTGGAACAAACAGCTTCCCGCAAACAGCACATGGGATAGCGGCACCAGCGGCTTTCCTTTCCGCTTTCCGGCTCTCCGGGGTTGTGTTTGCGGTGTTCCATGCTTTCGACTGCTCCCTATCCGCTTTTCGGTACGCTTCAGCGGCGCATTGTGGGCAATATCGCTGGCGGGCATTGTTTACAACATACTCCCCGCCGCAGACCTCACAGCGGTCAATGCTTCCGAGTGGTCTCGCCGCACCGGTTCTCTTATGCTTGGCATTCTGCTCCCGCCTACGCTCTGCCCTGCACTCCGGGCAGTACCACGCCCGGGGGCCGCCCGGAAATACCTTCCCGCATTGCCTGCATACCCGATCCCGGACGGTTGCCTTTTTTCGTTCGGCCACGCATTCTGGGCAAGCAGAAGACCCCGGGTCTCCTTCGTAGGTATTTCCACAATATTTACAGATACGCTTCATGGAATCACCTCCTATTTGTGACGTAGAAGTTCCGCTAAAACCATGATGGGGAATAGGATTATTAAGAGAAGTTTCATTTACTTTTTTACATCCTTGCATACTCCTGAATACCCGCAGTCAGAACAAGTGATGACCGTCTGATATGTCTGCGGAACTAAACCGTTTACGATTGCACCGATAACCAGCCCGAGTAAAGCTCCAACAACCAAGCCGATAACCCCTAAAAACATCAACCCAAATCCGCCAAATGTCATCACAAGTGGAACCGTCAGCTTCGGCTTATACTCTTTCGGTGTTGCCGTGACATTCGTGGAATTGCACTTAGGGCATCTAACACCGCTCCCTACATCCTCCGTAACCGCCGCTCCGCACTCGGAACAGAACTTTGCTCCATCGGGTAATTCGCTTCCGCATTTGCTGCATACTCTCTGCATTTTGGTTATTCCTCCTTCAAAATCGGTTCGTGCTGACCTTTTACCCATTCAGCGTCCTTATTAGACCGCTTTCCGTAGCGATAGAACCCTTGGTAAACTTTCTTGTTTTCATAGATCGTCTGAACTGTGCTGATAATAAACGGTTTCCCGCTTTTGTTCAGTTTCCCGGCACGGTTTAGTGCATCTGTCACATCTCGATATGTCATACCTTCTTCATCTTTCATCCTAAAGATTTCACGAACTGTTTCTGCTTCCTCCGGAACAATGACCATTTGGCGGTTTTCTGCTCTGTACCCGTAAGGTGTCCTGCCGCCGCTATAGCCGCCACTAGCCGACTTAACAGCACGGCCACCGCTTGTTCTCTTGGTGATATTGTTTCTCTCCTGCTCTGCCACAAACAGCATGAGAGCCTTGTAGACATTTCCTAAGCCGGTATCGTCATTGACTACTTCCTCTGTTGCACTGATTAGCTTCATTCCACGCTTTTCAAGCAGCATCATAAAGTAATAGTACAGTTTGATGTCTCTTGCCATGCGGTCAGACTTGGCAACAACTACAGCCTCGATAGGGGGATTCTTCATTTCTCCGTAAAGGATGGCATCAAGCTGAGGCCGATTTTCTTTTACACCGCTTTCGCCCTTATCCACGAACCACTCAGATACCATCATATCATGGCTTTCGCAGTAGTTTGTGATAAGTTCCTTCTGCGCTTCAATGCCAAACTTATCGCCCATAGCCTGAGCATCGGTGCTAACTCTCACATAAGCAATGACATTCTTCATATCCGCTTACCTCCTTTTGTTACGACAACATATTACCATAATTACGGTATGAAGTCAATACCGTAAACTCTTTTTGTATGACTGCATAAATTCTCTTTTTGATTTTTGACGATTTTTTTAGGATTGGTAGTTTCTTTTTTATTTTTGCGGGATTTTTGAGAGGGGAGAGGTCTTTTTTCTGATTTCGGTGGTTGAGGGGCTAACTCCCGGCTCACCCTGGCCATGGATATCCCCCGCCCCCGGTGCTATCCAGCGGCAGCCGGAACCGCTGGACAGTGCCGGACAGACCAAGCCCTGAGAAACCCATGGACTGAAAAATACGGTAAAATTACGATAAATCTTGAATTACCTATTGACATTTACGGCAAATCGTGATACAATGTACCCGTAAACAGAAGGGCGATAAAAAGCCCCGGCACGGTGAACCAGACCGTACCAGGGCAGCCCGAACAGATCAACCAATAGGGGCCTGCATATGATACCACAGACCCCACACAAAAACAAGGGGGAATAAAAATGACGAAGCAAGAAATTATTGACCGCATTAACAGCATTAGCAAACAGGCGTTGACAAACGCTATTTGCACAATCGAAAGTGCAAACCCGATCACCGTATTCGCGCAAAATAATGTATGGGTGGAATGGTCTGGGATGTATGGCACCCGTCACGCCCACATTACACCCAAAAGCAGGACCACAAAAGAAAACCTTTTAGCGGTATACTATGCGATTTTGGATGAAATAGTATGTCAAGACGGTCTAGAAGCTATCCGGGGAATTGATGCCGAATATACGCCCGATTGGTGGGAAAATGCCCAGACCGAAAAACAGGCCGCCGAACCCGTCACGGAATACGCTTCTAAAATCCGGGAAATAGTCAGAAAATGCGGGGGCTATCGGGAAAAAGAAATTATGTCCAATTCCCACGAAATAACCCGGGGCGAAACGTGGAACAGCGAGCACAAGGTTATCTATGTAACGGAAAAAGCAGTCCAGGAAGATGGATATATCAATGGATTTGCTGTTGACCTCGTCACCGGCTCTATTTGCGGATAATGTAGGGGGGGTTGAATTATGAAAAAGTATGTTGAAATCCTGGAAGCTATCGACGCCGCCCGTGCTGGTATGGTTGACACCGCAAAAAGCGAAAAAGAACTTGCAAGGGAAGCAATGGTAATTTCCTACAAATCCGGCACTGATGCAGAATTTGACGCAGCAAAAGCCGCATACAAAGCCGCAGAAGAAAAGTTTGCGGCTGAATGTAGGCACAATGAAGATTTGAAAATGACCCTTGAAATATTGAAGGACAACGCTGCACAAGCATTTTTTGCAGAATCTATTGAAACTATTTGCACGATCTGGGATAAATACGCAGGCAAGCCCCACGGGGAAAAAACATCGGACAAAATTAGAAAAGAACTGTTTGCAGCCCTGGGTGTCCGGGTCTGGGTTGGCAATAAATACGATGACGCAAGCATAACTTGCTATTTCGATTTCGGCAGTAAGGCCCCATTTCGTGACATTGAATTTTGCGCAATTCGTACCAACGGGGAAAAGGTTCCTGCATTGGTTGACAATAAAATTCAGCCTTTAAGCCCTGATATTTTCCGGGTGTATAATTGCGGTGCTTATGTGGATGACGTACCCGCCCATGTTCAGGCCATCAGGGAAGCCCACGAAAAAGCCCTGGAGGCCGAAACCGCTTTTGCAAATGCCGTATCAGCTTATAACAGTTTGACCCGTGGCAACATTGCCCGAGCGTCCACACGCGAAGGCGTAAAACGCTATTTCGTTTAATTCTGAGGTAAAAAGTTATGAAAACATGTAAATATGCCATTATCGGCGGCCAATATCAATCTTATTTTTACGGATTTGCAGACAGTCTACACGCTGCAAAAATCCTTGCTAGCAAGTCTGCCGAATATTGGGACAACTGGCAAGGCTGGCACATTCCGGCGATCTATGCCGCCGGAGACGTGAAGCCGGTAGAAAACTTCTACGGTTCCGGCTATGCGCCCCGGTTTGGGGCCGTCCCCGTGGCGGTCAAATCCTACGGTGATAGGACATGGCATACGCCGGACAGATGGGGGGTGTAACAATGCCGTTATATTTGGCAACGTACCGCAAAGGCGGCAAGCTGCAATCTAAAAGCATAAAGGCCGGGACAAAAACCGCCGCCCTGGGCTTGCTAGGGGACGCTAAAGTGGATGATACCTGCATAGTAACATACGCAGGGAGCCCGGAACGGTGCTATATGTGTTGCGCCCGTTTTGGCGATGCCATAAAGCCTATTCCGGCTATCGCCGGGAGATACGCCCCCGGCTGGATATGCCAAAAATGCGCCGCAAAGATTGCAACGCGGCCTAAAAAGGGGGTGTAACCGTGGCACTGCTTTTGATCCTGTTTTTTCCGATCATGGTTTTGGCGGAAATCCTTAAAAATAGCACATAAGCATAGGCCCCCGGATTTTCCCGGGGGCTTTTCCTTGCTTCCTACCACCCGCCCACCGTGGCGGGCTTTTTTATGCCTTTGCCGTGTGGCGGCTTTAGTGGCTTTCTAAGCGGTTTATTTTTCGGTGGTATCATTTGACATATTCCTATATTGTCGGCTTGTGTTGGCTTGCTAGTGCCGTCACGTGATGGGCGGTGCATAATACCGCTATTGCAAGGGCGGTGCAAGCCATGTACAGGCCGTTTTCCAGGTGCGGCAAGCTGCACCACGTCCGGGATTTTGTGCCGTCCTGGGCGGTGTGGCGGGCCGTGGCGGTGTAGGCCCAGGGGGTCAGGGGGGCGGTTGCCTATGGCAGGCCACGCCGATATGGGCCGGAATTTGGTAGCGGGCGGGGGCCTGGGCTTTTCCGGCAGGGCAGGGGGGAGGGAAAGTGGGGGGCATAGTCGCTGTCAAAGTCGCAGAGAAATCCCCCGAAAGTCGCAAGACCTCCGGGGGCATTTTCATAGTCGCTATAGTCGCAGGGTCAAAGTCGCTGGCCTATTTTGCTTCCTCCGCATCAATGATCTTGTCAGCCTCGGCACCGTACACATCTTCCAGGTACTTCCGGCGCAGGGCTTCCGGGTCTTTGGTTTCGCCCAGCGGATTTTCAGGCTTCAAGACCACTTCCTGCTGGTCTGTGTAGTTCATATTGTTTTTCATCAAAAAAATTCCGGCAACGGGGTTAATCTTGCCATTTTGCATGAAATCTTCCATCTGAGCGTTGATTAAATCCCGCGCTTTTTTGATGGTGTCACGAATAGGGCGGCTTAATTTCCTACTTTCCGGGTGATCGTTGCACCACCGCCACATGGTCATTCTGTCCACACCGAACGCCAAAGCGAACCCTGCGAAAGTCGGCTTCATGTCATTCTCGGCGCACAGGCTGAAATAGTCGAAACACCTCTGCTGCACCGCCTCCAAGCTGTCCATGTCCGGCTTATCCCACTTCATGATGGTCATGGAATGGTTGATGTACTTTGTGTTGTCTCCGGGTTCCAGGTCAGGCACCTGGTAGGGTTTCTTTTTGAGCTTTTCACCTTCTGCCAAAGTCGTTTCCTCCTTTACTTTCTAAGTAGATTTAA